AAACCCACCTGAATACTGACCATATTGACTGTTTGTGCCACTAGCACTGAGAATATCAGTGCCACTAAATACATCTGTTGTGCCATTTTTGCCTGTTATGTGCATATAAATCGAGTCCTGAGCATCAGGTTTGTAAACTTTTATTTCGTAATTAGTTCTGCCACCATGAGTAAAATTTAGATCAGATATATCGACTGTATTGATAAAAGTTGTACCCATATTTGGCACGCCCATAACACTCGTTGAGTTGCCCCCACCAGTAATCATCGCACATTTATCAGTGCCTAATTGACCACAAGTAGAACCAGATGGCATAGATGCACTGCCTTGACCCCCCCAGTCAATAGACATATTGCCGTCTTTAGAATTTACTACATACCCATTATCACTATCTAAAATATCGCCAGAACTTTCATTAGTAACTGTGGTAGTGGTGGTTGTAGTTGTTGTTTCAGTAGTCGTTAAAATACCATCAGCTTGAAACTCAATAGTCTCAATGCTTGTCTCTTCAATGATTTGCTCAATAGTAGGCGTACACAAGCCTACAGTATCAGTATCGCAATCTACAGCTTTACTAGAAAAGGATAGGCACGCCAATATACATAGCCATACCCACAATGACAAACTTTTCAAAATCATTCAAATCTCTTACAGTGTAATTAGTTTTTTCTTCTTCTTCTTTTACTTCTTGCATTTTAGCAAAAACAACACTTCCCTCTGGAATCATATCAGGGTTTTCTTCCCAACCTTTTTTAGCCTCTTCACCAATAGCCCCCATGTAAGGGCAAGGCGTACCAGCCATGTGCATACTATCCCAAACCCTACTATCACTGCAAAGTAAACTAATTGCACTGACTTTCATTCCCATAGCATATAATGATCTTGATAATTTTAGTTTTTCACAATTTTCATCAACCACTGTCATACCGCTACTGATACCAAGTATCTGTGTCTGTACTGCACCAGCGACAGCAGTTTTACATACATCAGAATTATTGACAACAACACTTGGACTGTTAGCAGTAGGTGGGGCTTTGTCGGTGACTACAGTTGAACTTACTGTTGTATTTGTATCAGCACCTAGTGCTGAGTTCATCATACTATTAAGAAAAAAAATTATTATAGTGGCTAATATTGTGCCTATTACAAAAGGTTTTATCATCTAAACAATCCATTTTTATGGTGCATCTCTTACGTCCCACTGTTGATCTGTTTCATTCCATTGATACATTTCACCATCAGTAGGATAAGCAATAGGTGCTTGCCAACGACAAGTTGTTTCATTGAGAACCCAAGATGTAAAAGGTTTAGGGGCAATAAAAGCATCTCTTGTTTGATCGTAAGTGTGACCGATACCAGCATAATTTTTTCTCATATTACCATTGTAAGATGTTTGTTTCCAAACTGTGTCACTACCAAATAAATTTTGTAAAAAAATTATTCCTACACTTTCTGATTCATTATTATTATCATCAAGGCAATCGTTATTACCTACTACTAAGACTCTTAAAACTATGTTGTTACTATCTAATTCTGCAAAATGTGCCATATTACGCTGTGTATGTCCCCGTTGAATTAAAAGTATGAAATGTATATCCGCCAGATGATGAAACAGAGCCACCACTTCCTCTTTGTGAACCAAGATAGCGTAAAACAACAATTCCTGAACCACCAGAGCCAGCCGTAGTGTTATCATCTCCAGCACCACCTCCTCCTCCTCCAGTGTTTGCACTACCAGAATCAGGGGTTAAATTTGTATTATAATTAGCAGTTCCACCTTTACCACCGCCACCAGAACCACCAGCAATAGCAGATGTTCCACTAACACCACCACCAGAACCGCCACCGCCTCTAGTCACTCCATCAAACCAAGTTTTACCATCGCCACCATGTCCTAATCCGTCAGTGTCACCAGCCTCATTTGCACCACCACCACCAGATGAATAAGCACCGCCAGCCGTTGATGTACCGCCATCAAAACCTTCTGCTGGGGAGAATCCCCCCTCATTTCCTGATCCGCCAGATCGTGGACTAGATGAACCATTTCCTCCACCACCAGAGCCACCATCTTGTGCATCAGTAGAATCATTACTTGGGTGGTTTCCGCACCCCCCACCACCACCTGTTGATGATGTTGAAAACGCAGTTGTGTTGTTTCCTTTTTCCCCAGTAGACGAACTGGAACTTGTGGTATCGCCAGCTCCACCAGCACCGACACTAATTGTGTATCCTGTTCCAGCGTCAACAGATGTGCTTAAACTTCTAAAACCTCCAGCACCTCCGCCACCACCACGAATGATACTTCCTCCGCCTCCGCCAGCGACAAGTAAATATTCGATTGAATAAGAAACATCTACTAAAGAGTTTTGTCCAAATCCTCTAGTTCCTACGTTAGATAGAAAAGGCATGATTATGCAAATTGAGTTTGCGAACCAAAAACAGTAAATGTAGCGTCTGCGGTTTTAAATATAGAATAAACATAACTATCAACACTGTTTGCATTACCACTTGATGGTGCAGAACCACCTTGAAATTTTGGGGTTATTGTAGTTCCATCTATTTTAAAAACATTGTTAAAATATGCAGATGAACCTTGAGTTGATAAAAAAACAATAGTCATAGCATCGCCAATAGCCATAATACTATTTAAAGTAGTGCTGGCATCACCTCTAACATTCAGGGTGAAATTGGCTGTTGCATTTGTTGTAAAAAATAAAACTGATTGTGTGTTTACATCGAAATTTATTGTTCCTGTTGATGCAGTAGCTGAAATAGTTGCATCTTCTATAACATGATTACCTATGTCTAATTGGTCAGTGTTTACAGTTCCTGTAACAGTAACGCCACTTGCTGTGGTTTCAATTTTTTTTACGTTATTGTGATAAAGTTCTACAGCACCATCTGTAATAAATTTAGCTTTAGCCTCGTTTCCAGCCTCATTTAAAATTTCAAAGTTAGCGTTGTTTTGAATATGTAAATCACCGCCTCCTTGTTCTAAAATAACTGAATTAGTTCCATCATGGAATATTTCCATGTCATCGCCAGCACCAAATTTTAATCTTTCTACTTCAGCACCACTAGAATCTCCAAATTCAATATTATTTCCGTTAGTGTCTAATACACCACCTAACTGTGGTGAGGTATCTGTCACGATATTTATACCTGTGACTACACTATCTAAAAAATTTATTGTATTTGCTGATGTATCAATAGTAGCAACTGAAATATCATCGCTACCATCAAAAAATTTAATTTCTAAAGAATTTGAACCTGAATTGGTCGAATCAAGCCACATAGTTCCTGTTGTTGCTGATGCTGGTCTTGATGTACCAGAGTGCATAGAATTTAATGCACCTAGAATATTATTTAACTCGGTACGGAAAGCACTAAAGCCCTGATTCGAAAGGGTCACATCTGAAACTTGACTCATATTATCTACTTACCTCATTTTGATTAACTTTTCAAACCATGACCCAACGCCACAAAATCAAAAGTTCTGTTTATATTACTACCACTATTATTTGTAAATACAATATCAAATCCATTTATCGTTTTGTTTGATATAGAAAAAGTATCTCCACTAGCCATATTTTGTGCGGAAATGCCAATAGCTGGAATTGCAAAAAATGATTTAGTAAAAGTAATTGATTTAGTTCCTGTCCCAGATACAACATCCTCTCCAGTTTCTTCTCTTTTTTGCATTTTTAAATCTATAGAAATACCTGACACAAATGCTCTGGTTTTGTTATTTTTATTTGCAAGTCTAAGTTTAAATTTAAAATATCTACCTTTAAAAGATGTTGCTGTGTTCATAGGTTGAAAGCTTGTGGCATCGTTCAAAGATGTGGTTGATGTTGCTATCTGTAATTGTGCTGTTGCATTGGTAGGATCATTTCCATCAAATGGGGCTGGGGCATCATCAAATAAACTTACACCTCTACCATCATCAAATAAGTCGTATGGGTCTTCAATTTGGTCTATTGTAATACTTTTAATAAATGAGGCATCATAAACATCAGTTAAAGATAATGTTTGAGCAAGTGTGTAAAATCCCTCATTATCAATATTATCGCTTGCACCACCCAAATCAAAATCACCTGTTGCACTATCAAAATTTCCTGTAACATCATCAAAATTGTTTTTTGTATCTAAAACTATTGAAAGAGTGCCTGAACTATCAGTTAGAGCAACATCTTCGTCAAAAGTTCCAGCAGTAATATCCTCTGTTAATGTTTGTACATCTTTAAAATTACTGGTAGCTGACGCAATGTTAGAAAATATTATAGTTTCATTATTTGACTCATTACCTAATTTATCAACAGCTTTTATACAAAAAGCACCATCTCTGACGTTCGTTGTAATACTTGTGCCTGATGTTCTTGGGACTTGCAACCAATTTACTGATTTATTCCATTGAGCATTTGAGGTGACATTTTGATACCTAATTTCATAAAAGGATATATCTAGGTCTGTGTTTGCGTCCCAGTTTAATTGCATTTGAGAACTACCTAACATATTGACAGAAAAATTTTTAACATCTGCTGGTGGCTCTGTAGCACCAATTATTAATCTGGTTGCTGATACAAATGTTGATTTAGAACCTATACTTGAAACTGCCCTTACTCTAACTTGATATGTAGCCTTATCAATAACATTAAGATGTTGATAGGATAGTATTTTACCAGTTGCTACTTCTTTAAAAGAGTCTGTAACAGCATTTCCATCTATATCTAAGGTTTGTTTTATTTGTACCTCATAATTATCAACAAATTTGTCTGGCGATGCACCTACTGTAATTAATAATCTAGTTATTACAATACCCTCCGAATATTCTACAAGCTCGTCATCTAAGGTAACTGATGCTGGCGGTTGAACACTAAAAGGATTTGGCAGTGTAGTATCTGGTATCGTTGCCACTTCTTGTTGCGTTCCAAAAGTATAATAACTGTCTTGATGCTCAGATAATTGTAAACCAATCGTTTCATCTGCATTCAATGACATACCCTGTACTCTAAAAGGTTTTGCAGAAAAACTTGGCGTTGCATGAGTTACATTCACTATATCACCTATGCTAAGTTCTAAGGCTGTAGCATCTGCTTTCAATGTAACGTCTAAACTTGATCTTGATCTACGCAATATTATTTCTGCCATTTCCTGAGCCTGATATGGGCTTGTAAGCATAGGAAAATCAAATCTACCCTCTAACAAAATACCACCATCGGCAGTTTTCATAGTTGCGTGTTGATCTGCTGTGGCTATGCCAGTCTCATCTACTGGGGGAAACTGAACCTGATCTGATTGAAAATTTTTATCTGGGTTAATAAAATTAACTATTACTCTATTATATCGTGAGTTTTTATTTTTACTTGATACTGTAATACCACCTATAATATTGTCCTCAGTAAGCGTAATAGATGCAGAACCTGACGATTCGACTAATATTTTATATTTACCAGCACTAAAATTTAAGAATGCTCGACAACCTTTGACAAACTCTCTAACATTATCAATAGATTTTTTTGATGTATCTACAACTGTGTGACTATCCATCAAATCAATAGCACTTGCACCAGAAAAAGGCGTAATATCAGCATCGCAAACATCGCCAGCAGTCTGCCAATCTGCAAAGTTAGAATCAAAATAACTGTTAGCAATACCCATACCAAATCTATCGTTTCTTAAATAATCAAGTAATTGATAAACTGGGTTATCAGAATATTCCCATGTAGATGATGTATCTTTCCTATGTGAACCAGAACCACCAGTAACAGTGCTATCTAGGTTTGGGTTATATACTTTTCTACCTTTTACGACTGCATTGACTGTAGGCAAAGAGCCAAATTTGTCTGGATTCCATGTAAATTTCAGGGCTAAATATGCGTGTCCTCTAAGGCGATGATCGCTTGTCCATGATGATAAACCTGACAATAAACTAGATGCACTTTGTGAATCAGTTCCAAAATGAGGTTCTACAGTAATTAGACTAGCAGAGTTTTCAGTATCAAAATAATTAGAGTCAGAACTTGCAACTGTTATTTGTGTATTGTCAGCTATATCAGCACTAAAAGTAACAAGATTATCATTTACAAATATTTGAGTAATATCATCTATTTCACCCTCACTAAGCACAATAGCCATAAATAATGATTCGTTATCAGTTCCTGAACTTTCGAGAAAAACTACATTACCACCAACTTTTCTAGTTCCATAAACAACTGGCACATGAGCATTCGCACTAAATTTATTAACTAAAACGCCCTTTGCATTGATGTCTTGTTGCATATCCCCAAAGTCAGGAATATCAGGCTGAGGATATAACCAGCCTACAAAATCCTCTACAATATCAACAACAGCATCTACAACATCGGTAACAAAATCTACTATGTCCTCTATCGGATTCCATCCACCCATCTAAATAAGCCTCCAGTTCCCACCCATGTTTTCAAAACCTAATTTTTCAAATACTGGGTCAATACCTAATCCTGACGTAATTGATAAAACTATTGGCATATCGTCAGATAAATCTTTAATTGATTTTACTATCTGTTTCACCAACTTAAAATTCCTGTATTTTTTTTTTATGTAAATCATTTGTATTGTCATAATCTTTTGGGTACTGAAAAAATACTCTGATACATTAAACATACAACATCCTATTAGTTTATCTGTATCTAAATCTGAAAGTAAAATTATTCTGCCTTTGACATAAATTGTATTGATAAAATTTAGTAGTTTGTTTTTATCTATAGCTGGATAGTTTGCATTTGCTAAATCTGTTTCTTTGTATTCTACCAATAAATCATAAATATTTTGAATATCTTTTTTAGTTGCATTGTATAAATGTATGCTTGTCATTCTCTACCCCATTTTATGTCTCTAACAGTAAGTGAGGCAAACTCCATACCCTTATCACCACTAAAAAACCTTTGTTGTGAATTATCGGTAGTTGTTCTACCACCAACTTTACTAAAGTTACCCCAGTGTGAAGTAACACTAATAATTAGATTTGCAGTGCTTGTATTATCGCTAATTTTATATTCGTCTATCGTTCCATAAAATAATAAAAATGGGTCTGATATAAGAGCATTGTTACTATCAAGATAACCTTTATACAAACTAACATTTTTATTAATTATATTTTCAGATAAGGCTATACTTACATAAGTTTGATCTACTGCTGATAAACTAAACGATAAAGTATTTTTTGTAGGTCTATTTGTTTCGTTTGCCCCTGTAATACTTCTTAGATGACCATTAGATAGGTATGTTTGTGAACTACCTGAAACACTAGATGTTAAATCAAATGGTGCTGTAGTAAGATAGACTCTTGATGAAAAATCTATATCAACTAAAAAAACTGGGTCTAGTATTCCAGTTGCTAGTTCTGTTTTAACTGCATTTGTTAATCCTCTTGGCATTACAAACTTTCAATGACATCAAATTCATATCTAAAGATAGGGTTTCCATCTTTATCATTTTCGTTAATTTTAAACTCTTGAATATCGCTAGTAAGATGAACAGTAAAAGGAACATTATCATAAGTTACAGCACTATTATTGGCTAATGCAGTTCTAAGTGGAGGCTCTATTGTTACAGTTGCAGAATTACTTGATGATGTAACATCAGCAACAATCATATAAACTTTATCGTGAGCAAACTTTATAAAGTCACCAGCTTTCAATCTACCAGCACCATCGCCAGCAAAACCATCAATATCTATTGTTGTATCTGCTGAGGAATGCACCCCATCAACAAGTAAAGTACCAGTTTCACTACCAAGAGCATTAAATGTACTTGGCAAGGTTATGGTGAAATTTTCCTTTCTTGATCTTTGTTTCATAATGAAAGCCATAATGGGGGCAAAGTCCTCTCGTTTCATAGGAGGGAATGAAACTGTAAAACTAAATCTTTGTCCTTGAACTTGTCGTCTAAATGTTTTTCCACTGTCTGTTTCTGACAGTAAAGTCTTTTGATTGTTTTTGATATTAACAGCGTTAAAATTTGTACTAGGAAATGAACCACTCATATAATTGCCATCTTACCTTTTTCATTTACTGCATTGTTTATCATATTAACGATAGTTCCTCTGCTATTTACTAATAGTTCATTAAAACCTCTAGCATCTACAGTATTGATATTAAAGTTTACTGTTACTGGCTGTCCCATACCAAGTTGATTATTTGGTATAATAGTTCCAGCAGAATCAGGCACAAATAATTCAGCACCTTTTTCACCAATTATTGCTGGCTGACCAACTGGTGGTCGTCCACCTTTTTCAAAACCTCTTATTTTATTTACTAAACCCATACCAAATTTTATTGATGCACCAACTGCTAAAATATTGAATGGAAAAGGAATACTAGCAAATGTTTTTAATGCACCCTCAAATACACTACGCATCGCTTTTCTAATTGTGGACATTAACATCATAGCCTCAGATTTAGCTATAGCTGAACTAATAGCTTTACCAATCAAAGCCTCTACTAATGATCTTATGATTGCTTGTGCTAAACTTTGAAAATTTAGTTTTCCTGTCATTACAAAATCAGTAAGTGTTGTTTTAAGTTGTTTAAAAGCATCTTGACCAGCTTTTGTAAAAGCATCAAAAGTATCAGCGTTCATAGCCTCATTAAATCCATCTTTGAAATTTGTTGCCTCTTGCTTTAATGAATCAAAAACAGTAACTGTTTTCTTTGCGTTTTCCATGAGTTCATTAAATGCTTTTTTATCTGCAAGAGTATCGAACAAAGTATTGAAATCGTTATCAAGCAAGCCAACATTTTCTATTAATTTAACTATTTCCTCTTCTGTTTCACCAAATCCCTCTGGCACTGGTGGTTTCTTTTTTATTTTAATAATTAATTCATCATATTTTCCTACCCCATCGCCAATAGCTTTTTCAAATTCTTCCATTTGTTCAATCATAAGTTCATTTAAAGTTATTGATTGTAATCTTTTCTTTAAATTTGCTATTGCACCATCAACTTCTTCTAATTCTTTTAATGATGTTTCAAGAGGGATAAGACTATCCTCATCATTCATTTGCTTAATAATTTCGGCTTTTTGTTTTTTAAATGATTCTAAGAGTAAATTTATATGTTCAATGTTATCTATTTCTTTTGGGTCAAGTAATCTTAAATCTGCAACAGTTTTAGCCTCATCGATTAAACTTCTTATTTGTCCTACAAGAAAAGTTATAGCACCAAGAGCAATCAAACCTTTTTTACCAAATAATAACGCACCAATAATACCACTCGTTTGGACAAAAGAGGGTAAACTTTGAAATCCTGTAATCATACTACCCATAGCGTCAGCAATATTTTTTACTGCTGGGGCAATATCTTTTATGACTGCTGATGTTTTTGTTATAGCACCAGCAAAGTTTTGACCTATAGTAGTTGCAATATCTTCTATTTGTTTTTCGTTTTCTTCTAAAAATTTATTAAGATCACCAAATTCACTTTTTAATTGTTCAAAAAAACCATCGGCTACGTTTGTTTGAAATTTAAAAAACTTATCCTGTAACATGGATAAAGTACCAGTGAGAGTGGTTGCTAAATCATCTGTTGCTTTTGCAAATTCACCACTGCCAGAAAATAGTTCTTCAAATCTAGCAACTGTTTCCTCTGCTGTAACTGTTGCACCTTGTTTAAATCCTAATAAGGCTCTAACGCCTCGTTCTCTAAATATATCAGCACTGGCTATACCACCTGAAAATGCTCTTTGTATTTGCGATGCAGTTGTTTCAAAATCAAGACCTGTAACAGATGCAACATTACCAGTTATTTCTAATATTCTGTTAAGATCGTTTGCATCATCTGCTACGACTGCTAAGTTACCTGATGCTCTTGATATTTCCTCTAATGAAAAAGGTACTTTGGAGGCAAATTTTGTAAGATTATCAAATGCTATTGCACCCTCTTCAGCACTACCAAATAAAAACTTAAATCTAATTTGTAGGCTCTCTACCTCTCTACCTACATCAACAAAACTTTTTATGATAGCACCAGCACCGATACCAATTAATGCACCTTTAAGGCTAAAAACACTTCTTTTTAGATTGCCTAGATTTTTTTGTACGCCAGATAAGGCTTTAGTCGTTTTATCTCTTGCGACTATATCAATATTTACTTTTTTCGTAGCCATCTATTTTTTCATTCTACTTACTTGCTCTTGCCTTTTACGTTCTTCTATTTGCAATTCAAAATATGCTATCCACATATTAAACTCTGCAACTGACATTTGCAAGATTTCGCTAATAGTTTTATGTAGTTTTTCTGCTAAGAAAAAAATGTTTTGGAGTTCTACGTTATTTTTTAGTTTTTTTTAATGTCGTCAAAAGTCTCTTGTTGAGTACCCATGATCTGACTTGCTACTCTAGCAAGCACCTCTGTATCTGCTTTTTGTTTAAAACTAAGTATATGTGTAGCATTAAACATTTTCTTATGGTCTTTATCTAATGATTTTTCTATTATGACATCAACCAGCACCCCAATATCGTTTGAACTAGCACCTTTGAATATTTTAGATTTCTCTTGCATATTAAAAGGCTTGGCATAAATCGCTTTATCACCCACTAATCCCCACTCAGGGACTTCGATTATTTTAACTTCTAGTTCTTCAAAATGAGAACGAATCCCATCAAAATAATCAATTTTTTCATCAGCCATAAATAACTAATTTATACTGTGCCGATAGTTAAACCACCTGAACCTTGTAATGATACAGTTCTAGTAGTAACGCCATCTAAAGTAACACCAACACTCATTCCAGTTACGATTCCAGTTCCTGATAATTTTTGTTCACCTGAACCTGAACCCTCTGGCATAAACTCTACACTCACACTAGCACCTTGTACAAGGCTACCTTGTGCTGAGTCGTCATCATCAAAGTTCATATCAATAGATGCAGTAAAACTACCTCTACCAGTTATGAATGATTTCATTGAGTTTCCTAGAGCAGTGTCCTCTACTACATCGTGTGTAGTATCAATAGTAAAACCAGTAGCTTGTCCAATATTAGAACCTCCAATATGAACTACTGCGTCTTTTCCATGATGAGTTGCCATAATCTATTACTCCTTTTTTTCTTTAGTTAATTCTTTTATAATCTTTTTAGTTTCTGGTGCAACTGAAATTTTTTTATTTTTATCTTGCACTTGCCAACCTCGTTTTTGATAATACTCTAAAAAATCTGGTGCGATTTTTATTGTAGCATTACCTTTGGTCATAGTTATATCTTGTGCCATTATGCTGTCCCCCTTACAAATTCATACACTACTCGCACAGTTATACGCACCCCACCATAAGGATAGATAGTACCCTCGTCTGACGATGCCTCAACAATTTGTGTATCCAGTGCATTTCCATCTCTAGTTATATCATTATCAAGAGTTTCTTCAACCACTTCAATAATTTGGTTTCTTACAGTATCAATATTGCTAGTTGTACCCTTACCAAATGCAACAATAATAAAATCTATTGTGCCTCTGTATGAGCCAGAACCTGTTGCACCAATAGACGCTGGTTCTCTTGTTTCATCGCCAGCTTGTATAAAAGCACTAGGAAACTGAGCATCGCTTAGTTCTTCAACTTCAAATGGTTCTCTAGTAAGTTTTTTAAACTCGATAGGGCTAGTTACAGCATCTAGTTTAGTAATAATATCGTTGGCAATATTTTCTCTCTTACTCATAGTCTCATTTCTTTAAAATAAAATCTGTTAAACTCTTGTACTATTTTTTCTTCCTCAGTTCTACCTATAGCAAAAAAAGGTCTTGGAGGTAGTTTACCAACCCCTGTATCATGTCTAAATGCAATTTTTTCTCTCTCTTTGTTAGCAAAAAATAAAGTATTTCTTAAACCTCTTTTCCTAAAGTCTAAACTTCTAAACATTTTACCTGACAAAGTTAAATCAACAAATTTGTTTTTCTTTTTTTTAAAATCTTTACTTTGTTTGTATGCCTCAGAATATTGTATAAATCTTCCACCATCAGGTTTTAAGCCTTTTTGAGTTCTCTTTGTAATCATTAAGACTGCCATATTAGAAACTCTATTAAGAGATTTTTGTATTGTTCTTTTTTGTTTTTTTGAAAGTTTTTTTAAGAAATTTCTTACTTCAATAACATTAGCATCAACATTAAGTTCTGCTACCATTATCGAACAAGTCTAAGCATGTGCAAAGGCTCTTTTTCGCTGTCAGATACTGTCCCCCCACCATCTTCATCGTACTCAACTCCGTCACGCAATATTGCCTGAAACTCTTCCTCGTATCTATCTCTATAAAAATCTATTTGAACTTGGAAAGTATCTTTACCCTCGCCTGTATCTGGGTCACGCCATTTTGTTAATATTGGGTAAATATATTTCCATAATGCTAAATAAACTACTGATTGTGTCCACTGCGAATCGGTAAGTTTACTATTTACCATTTCTACAGATGTAACCTTTGTAATATCTTTGTATCTGACTTGATGTCTGTATCGTTCCCACCATTCCTCTCGGATTCGTCTAAGAACATCATTCTCTGCAAACTGTAATTGATCGCCAAAGTCAGCTATACCAAAGCCTAGAATGTCTGGCTGTATTTTTTGCAAATTAGTATTCGCAACACTAAATTGGCTGGTCGCCATTATTTTTTACTTTTCTTTTTTTTTGTAACTTTTTTAACAACCGCAGTTTCACTTACTGTTTTTGCAGTTTGTAAAGACCAACCACGCATATTAAATCTTTCAAGATTGTTTTCATAGTCGTGTTTGTATCTTTCTATTACTTCACCTTTTTTATTAATAAGTTTTACTGTTTCAATACTCATAATTTTTTATACCAAATAAGGGGTGGATTGACCACCCCTATATTGTTAATTATTAAAGTGCTGAGTCAGCAGTTAATTTAACGCCATATGAGTCATGTAACTCACCTACGCCATATACTGCTGTTGCAACAATTTCATCAGCCCTTAACGATGCATCACGCTGACTTTCTATCTTCAGGTCTTGCATCATAGCCATACCTAGAGCATCTTGTGAGAAGATTGCACCGATTGAATCATCTGATCCATCTACTGCAATGTTTGAACTCTCAAAAATTTGAACTCCAGCAATAGTACCAACAAACCCTTGTCTTAGTGCCTCATTACCCATGTCTGGCATATTACCAGCACTACCAACAAATGTGTTAGTTAGTTGTTTTTTGATCTGATACATTACCTTTGGATGAAATACACCAAAATAAGGTGCTGGGACGTTTGCAGTTCTAAGTTTTGCAACTGCTTTAAACATTTCATCAATAGTTAGTTCCCCACCAGCAGAACCTTGACCCTC